GTGTATGGCAGACTTGGAAGCATGGCGAGCAAGCACGCGGCAAGCACCCAAGCTGCGGTGTACCTACGTCAGTCGCTCGACGTACAGGAGGGCATCGATCGTCAGCGGCAACGGTGCCGCTCCCTCATCGAGGCTCGAGGTTGGACGTTCGCCGGTGAGTACGAGGACAACGACACTTCCGCGTCAAAGGTCCGAGGCGAGAAGACCGCATGGGCGCGGTTGCTGGCAGATGCAAGCGCCGGCAAGTTTGACGTTGTGGTGGCCGTCGATCTCGACCGACTACTCCGCACGGTGCGGGATCTCGTAACTCTGACCGAGACGGGCGCAAAGGTGCTTACGGTCGACGGTGAGATCGACCTGACGACTGCGGACGGCGAGTTCCGGGCGACCATGCTCGCTGGGATCGCCAGGTTCGAGGCACGCCGGAAAGGCGAGCGGCAAAAGCGCGCGAACGCGCACGCCGCGAGCAATGGCAGACGGACGGGCGGGCGGCGGCCGTTCGGTTACGAGAACGACGGGGTGACCCTCCGGCAAGCGGAAGCGGAGACCGTGCGGTCGGGATTCGAGGACTTCCTGGCTGGGGTTCCCCTGGCTCAAGTCGCGCGGTCCTGGAACTCACGCGGCCTCTCCACAACTCAGCCGCGGACCTCGCCGAAGCACAAGGGAGAGCCCTCTCCGTGGCAGGCGTACTCCGTGCGGATGGTGTTCACGAATCCGCGGTATATGGGGAAGCGGGCACACCTCGGCGAGATCGTCGGAGACGCCGTCTGGCCGGCAATCGTCGACGACACCACATGGGAGGCCGTGAACGCCGCACTACGGAACCCAGCGCGGCTCTCAGCGCCGCGCTCCGGCCGTTACCTCCTCTCCGGGCTCGCAATGTGTGGAGTCTGCGGCGCAACCGTTCACGCGGGCGGACAAGCCCGCGCAGGCGTCCCCGCCTATCGGTGCAGCGGATCAACCGGTCACTTCGCGCGACGCGCGCAACCTGTGGAGGAGTACGTCGAACGCGTGACGGTCGCACGCCTCTCTCGATCCGACGCCCGTGATCTCACCGCCGCCTCGACTGGCCCCGATGTCGCTGCGGTCCGCCTCGAAGCGGTCGGAGTCCGCGAACGACTCGACGCGCTCGCGATCGACTATGCCGAAGGTGCGATCACGTCGTCACAGCTCCGCGCCGCGACCGCTCGGCTACGCGAACGCCTCGCGCAGCTCGAAGAGCAGATCGCGGACGCCGGCCGACTTGATCTCCTCGCGCCCGTCCTCGACTCCCCCGACGTTGCGGCCGCATGGGCTGAACTTCACACCTCGCGCAAGCGCGCGATCATCGCTGCACTCATGCGGGTGACCCTGCACCCCGTGGGACGGGGAACCCGAAACTTCGACCCGGCAACCGTCGGGATCGAGTGGCTGTCAGACGCAGCCGAGCAAGAAGCCCCCGAACCGGGCGAACGGTCCGAGGGCGGTCCACAACCCCAAGAGAAGGCAGAGTCATGAACAACCTCAACAGTACTGACGGCACCACCCTCAGCCCGCGAGTGCTCGAGATCGCCATGGCCGCGGCGAAGCGGCACGGGTGGACGCTTGAGTTCGGCAAGATGAGCCCGGAACCGGAAGCGTGGATCTTGCGGCTGATGTCAAACGACGACATGCGCGATGGCGAGTGGGTGGAGGTGTTCTACGAGGACCAGTGGCTCGTCACCTGGCAGTCTGCGAACCAGGACGACATGGGCACGGCCGAAGACGCTCGGAAGATAGGGCGTTGGCTGTCCGCCGGAGCCGACCTCGCCGACGAGCTCACCGCCCTCACCAGCGGTGCGCTCTCCATCGTCCGGTAGTAATTACGCCGCCTCCGCCCGGAACAGGGTGGGGGCGGCGTTTCAAATAGAAAGGCGACACAGCATGGCTCTCGTCGCACCCGACAGCGACCCGTACGCGATCACGGTGGTGTGCACGCAGCCATCACACCGATCCACGATCGTCGTGCAGATCGACTACAACGCGAGTCTCGAACAGTGGCGGCGACGTCCCGGCCAGGGCAAGCGTGTGGAGAGAGAGAACCCTCTGATTGGCCTGTATGGGGATCGCGTGCTGGACACTCTCACGCTCGAGGAGAAGATCAGGCTGACGCGAAACAACGAGGGAAGCCGTGCACGCTGGAATATCCGTTGTCATCTCTGCGGGCTCGCTATCACCGCCCAAAGTCAGCGCGTGGACGAAATTTGTAATCGCCTTCGACACGCGGGCGAGAAACGCATCGATCTCAAGTCGCTACGTACTATCCTTAGTTAGCAGCAACCGCGCCGAGCGGATGAACGGTACTCGAGCACCAGCCTCCAAGCAGAGGGTGAATCACTCTGCCCGGAGGCTTTCGTGTCTTGGACAATTGAACGCGCGCGAGTCGCGTCGCTTTCCCGATCTCGTACCGCTGATGATCCCGACCTCATCGCGGCGCGCGCAAACCTTCGCGCGGCCCGTCTCGAGGAGCACATCGCCCGCCTCGTAGACGAGGCACCCCCGCTTACGCCCGAGCAGCGCGATCGCATCGCCACGCTCCTCGCCGGGAGCGGTGAAGCCGCTTGACGGCGAACGAAAGCCCCGGCCTGAGAACCGGGGCTGACGAAGAATCGGCTGGGCGGCTGATCTGGGATCGATTCTACCCGGCGTCGGCGGTGATCCGCTGATGGCGCGCATCCGAACGATCAAGCCCGAGTTCTTCACCAGCGAGGACATCGCAGCTCTCCCCCTCCGCGCCCGTCTCACTTTCGCGGGTCTGTGGACGTACGCCGACGACTACGGAAATGCGAAAGCTGTCCCCGCGCTGATCAAGGGTGCACTCTGGCCCCTCGACGACGACATACAAGCGGCGGAGGTCGCGGAGGATCTTCGACTACTCGAGGCCGGCGGGCAGATCAGCTTCTACGAGGTCGACGGACGCCGGTACCTGTCGATCGTGAAGTGGGCAAGCCATCAGAAGGTCGACAGGCCATCGGTGAAGCGGCTCCCGGAGCCACCCTCGATGAGCCCTCGCGCGATCGCATCGAGTACTCGCGAAACACCATCTAGTCCTCGTGCAGAATCCGCGCAGGATAGGGAGGGGGATAGGGATCTAGTAAATGGAGGGGGAGGCGAGACGCCCCCCGCCCCCTCCCCTTACTGCGAGAGACATCCCCAAGGAACGGAACAGCCCTGTACTGCTTGCGGGATCGCACGGAAAGCGGCGAAGCAGTGGAGCAACGCGTATGACTCTCCGACCGCTCGGGCGGGACGCGTCGTCGCGCTAGGGCGTCAGCTAGACGAGTTCTGCCCCCAACACGACGGATACCCCCTCGCAGGAGGTTGCGCCGCTTGTAAGCGCGAGCGTTTGGCGGTGAGCGCGTGATCCGTGACTACGTCGACACCGGGCAGCGGTGCGATCGACACACGGGAGAGGTGTTCCCCGTCCGCTGCTACGAGTGCGACCGGGCCGTGTCCATCTACGCCCCACTCACCAAGTACGGCGAATGCACTCGACACCCCGGCTACCCGGCCCCGTGTCGTCGGTGCCAGGAAGCCGCAGACCGTCCCGACGGGGTCGAACTCTGATGGGGAAACGTCGACCCAAGTCCGTCCCCGAGCTTCCCGATCCCGTGAACGACACCAACTGGGCGAAGATCGCCGGCCGCCTCTACGACCGTGGCCTCATCTCGTGGGCCGCCCTCGCAGAAGACACCGGCTACGCGCACGCCCGGCCACCCGTCGGATCCTCCACCCTCAACCGCTTCGGCGCGGGCAACCCGTTCGCGCCGCTGAACTATCGAACGAAGGACTGAGCATGTTCAACATCACCGCGACACAGATCAACACCATCGTCGCCACCACGCAGAACGTCGGGGGGAAGGTCCCGAAAGCCCTCACCACCGCGATCGCGAAGTACGACACCGTCAACGCCAAGCTCGACCGGATGTACATCGGCGGCACCGCCCTCGAGGACGCCGCCCTCGCCGCAATCGACGCCGGCCAGGACCCCGCCGCCGACCCCGAAGTGCAGCGGATCCTCACTTCCCGGCAGATCGGACAGGAAGGACTCACCGGGCAGCTCCGCACACGGATGCTCCAGCGCATGCTCGCCGTCCTCCGCGAATCCGTCGAAAACCTCATTGACACGTGGCAGGCACCGTTCCACGAGGCCGCAGCCGTCATCGTGGAGACGAGGGAAGCGCTCGGCGGGATCGACCTCAACGACTCCCAAGCGATCCTCGCCAGAGGCGGAGACGCCGCCGACCAGTGGGGCCGCGCCACCAACGCGAACCGCACCATCCGCGAGATCGTCGGAGCCTGGAACACCCTCGCCGCCGAAGCGCAGTTCGTCCCCGGCAGCACCCACTACCTGATGCTCCGGTTCACCAATCCCACCCTCGAGCAGTGGGAGGAACACAGCCTGCGCGAACGGAAGCTCACCGCATGGGAAGCCCACGCCCTCGGCCTTCCCCTCGACCTCGCCACCCCGACCGAGTACATGGACCGCATCGCCGCACTCGACACCCAGCGGCAGGCGCGCGAACGCGCCGCCATCCAGGCCGAGAAGCCCCTCGCGCAGGCGAACCGATGAGCGACCACTACGACGACGACGACCGCGCCCGAGCACGCGCCATCTTCAGCAGCGGATACGACGACGACCAGCGGCCGGCATCGGAGTCGCGCCCTGGCGGCGTCGCACGCAACGAGGGCACCGTCGCGACCCCGCAAACGAAGATGCACTCCGACTTCCTGAGGGAGCTGTTCAGCCATGCCGACTAACAACAAGCGCAACACAGCTCAACGAGACAGAGACCGGGCACGCATACGCGCGATGCAGCCCGCGTGTTACCTGTGCGGGCAGCCGATAGATTTCACGCTGCCCCACACCGACCCCCTCTCGTTCGTCGTGGATCACGTGATCCCCATCGCGAAGGGAGGATCAGACGTGCTCGCCAATAAGAAGGCAGCACACCGAAGGCGGCTGCAACAGCAAGAAGCGTGCACGCATCATCCCCAACGTCATCCGGCGCAGCGGCAGCCTCGACTGGGCCCAGTAGGGGGGTACCCCGCTCACACACACGCAGCCGCACCACCGGTAAAGGCGGCTGTCACACACGGAGAGTCCTGCCGCATTAGCGAGGCGTCGGGCGACCCCTGGGCGGGTACTCCCCCTACCCCTCTACTGCGCGCCTCCGGGTATTGGCGGCGTCTCCCTCTGCCGGAAAAAAGGGTCTGGGGGTCTTGGTCGTGACGCGCAGTCTGAGGGCCGTAGAGGCCGACGAGCAGCCTGCGAAGGCCTCTCCGCGCACGATCGTTGAGGCGGCTGCGGGGTCGCGGCGTGAGCTGATGGTGGCGTTGCGGAACCGGTGCGCGAGGGAGCTCGACGTCGGTGTGCCGGCGCACACCCTCGCGCGGCTCGTGGCGGAGATCGATCGGCTGGATGGGGAGATCCGGAAGATCGATGACGCTGCCGAGATCGAGGTGGAGGAGGTGCCCGATGGGGTCTTCGACTACAGCGCCATCTGAGTTCGACTACTCGGGCGAGGCGGCTGTGCAGCAGGCCCGCGCGGCACGTCTCGTGATCGCTCATCTTCAACAGGACGGCTTGCAGCAGGCCGCGGTGATGGCGGAGGTACGCCAGGACCCGCGGGGCGCTCTCGTCGCCGCTCTGGCCCTCCTGAACGCTCTCGCGGCGGGTCTAGCGCTGGCGTGGAGCAAGGACATACCGGCGGATGAGTTGGTGGCGTTCATCCGCTCACAGATCGTGGCCCTCGAGGCCGGGAAGAAGGAGTAGTCATGGGAGACAGAGTCACCAAGGTCTCTTTGGTAGCGCAGGTCTCGTCGTACCTCGCAGGGATGGACGCGGCGGCGAAGAAGACCCGCGAGATGGGTTCGGAGGCTGAGAAGCTTGCGGGCAAGAAGCAGGCAATAGCCGAGCTCGGGCAAGGAGTTCTCGCAGTCGGCGCGGTCGCGGGAGTTGCGACGGGACTCGCGATTGCGCGGTTCGCTGAGTTCGACTCGGCGATCTCCAACGTGAAGGCTGCGACACAGGAGTCGGCCGAGAACATGGGGCTACTCCGCGACGCCGCGCTCGAGGCGGGCGCGTCCACGGTCTACACGGCGGTCGAGGCGGCGGGGGCGATCGAGGAGCTAGGCAAGGCCGGTCTCTCCACGGAGCAGATTCTGTCAGGCGGGCTGAACGGTGCCCTGTCTCTCGCCGCCGCGGGTCAGCTTGGGGTGGCGGAGGCGGCGCAGACGACGGCGATCGCGATCAAGCAGTTCGGGTTGAACGGGAACGACGCCGCGCACGTCGCGGATCTCCTCGCCGCCGGCGCGGGTAAGGCCGTCGGTGACGTTGATGACCTCGGGCAGGCGCTGAATCAGGCGGGTCTGGTGGCGAACGGGGCCGGGTTCTCCATTGAGGAGACGACCGGCGTACTGGCTGCGTTCGCGGATGCGGGTTTGCTCGGCTCGGATGCGGGTACATCACTGAAGACGGCGATCATCGCGCTACAGGCACCGTCCACCGCGGCGAAGAACGCGCTCGAGCAGTACGGGATCTCCGTCTACGACGCCAACGGAGAAATGGCAGGGTTCTCCGACCTCGCCGGGCAGCTCGAGAGCAAGCTCGGCGGACTCACCGACGAGCAGCGCAACGCCACCCTCGCCACCATCTTCGGCAACGACGCGCTCCGCTCCGCAAACGTCCTCTACGAGCAGGGCGCGACCGGGATTCAGCAGTACATCGACCAGACCAATGACTCCGGGTATGCGGCGCAGGTGGCGGCTGACCGGCTCGACAACCTGGCCGGTGACGTGGAGAAGCTGGGTGGCGCGTTCGACACGGCGCTGATCAAGACCGGGTCAGGGGCGAACAACATCCTCCGCGATCTGACGCAGGGTGTGACTGGCCTCGTCGACGGCATCGGAGACCTGCCCCAGCCGGTACTGGACGCCGGTCTTGCGCTCGGCGGGGTAGCCGCCGCGGCGGGGCTCGTCGGAGGTACCGCGCTCCTGGGGGTGCCGAAGCTGGCCGCGTTCAAGGCGGGACTCGACACCCTCGGAGTCAGCGGGAAGAAAGCCGGCCTCGGGATCGGTGGGGCGACCCTCGCTCTCACCGGCTTCACGCTCGCTATCGGCGCAGTCGCAGAGTCCAAAGCAAAGGCGGCGACCACCGCCTCCGCCTTCGAGGAGTCATTCGACGGAGCGACCGGCGCGATCACCGACTACACCCGCGAGCTCGTCGCGAAGGAACTCGCGGAACGGAACGCGTTCGCCGGCGCGGAGCGTGCCGGGATCTCGCAGAAGGAGTTCACCGACGCCGTCCTCGCCGGCGGTGACGCACTGGCGAAGGTACGACAGCAGATCGAGGACTCGGGGACGTTCTTCGACGTGGAGAAGGGCCTGTCGATCAACGCCGCGATGGAACTGGGAACGGCGCTCGACACCGCAGGGCAGAAGTTCCGCGACACCAAAGCAGCCACCGACGAGTCGACGCAGGCGAGCGAGGAAGCAGCGGAGGGCTTCGGGTCGGTCACAGCAGCCGCGACCACCTCCTCGGGCGCGGTCGCGGACCTCAAGAACGCCATCGCCGGGTTCGGTGCCGCTCAGCTCGACGTGAACGCCGCCAGCCGCGACTTCGAGGCCGCCATCGACGGAGTCACGGACTCGCTCGAGACCAACGGGGCAACCCTCGACGTGGGAACCGAAGCCGGCCGGGCAAACTCCGCCGCCCTCGACCAGATCGCGTCGTCCGCTCTCGGCCTCGCCGCCGCGACCCTCGAGCAGACCGGGTCACAGGACGAAGCCTCCGTCGCCATCCAGCGAGGCAGGGACGAGCTGATCCGCTCCCTCGCCCAGTACGGCATCGTCGGTCAGGCGGCGGAGGACTACGCCGACAAGCTCGGACTCATCCCCTCCGACATCTCCACCGCCGTCCGTCAGATCGGGTTCGACGAGGCAATCCTGAAGGCGCAAGCGGTGGCACGCGCCATCCGCGAGATCCCCGGGCAGCGGGACGTGGTGATCAATCAGACCGTCCGCGAGACCGGGGCCGCACGAGGGGCCGTCACCGCCGCATTCGCCGACGGCGGCACCGTGCCCGGACGGCGCTCACTCCGCGACAACCAGCTCATCTGGGCTGCATCGGGTGAGGAAATCATCCGCACGGAGATGGCTGAACGGTACCGGCCGATGCTCAAGGCCATGAACGCCGGCACTTACCCGCGTCAGGCACCGCCGGTGTATCTGCCCGCCCTACCGCACTACGCCAGCGGCGGCACCGTAGGAGGAGGCAGCTACACCGCCCCCGCGATCAACGTCGTCGTCTCCCCGAAGGGCGGCATCGATCTCCTCAAGTACGTGGACGTGAAGATTCAGGAGGCGGATGCGTCGTCGGCGCTGACTCTGCGGATGGGGAAGCAGAGGCGTTACTGACAGGCTGACGGCGTGAGCGACGAACTGGACGACCTCGACGCGCCCAACTGCCCCCATGACCTCACTCGCATGGAGCCGTCGGGCACGGTCGAACACCCGTTTTGGGAGTGCCCCACCTGCGGGATGGTGCAGCTCGTCCGTTGACGCCGGGCCGGCGCTACTGCTGTCGCTGGCGTAGCAGCTCCGGCACACCGACCTCGCGTAGAGCAGCGACGACCGCGGTCTTGATGATCAAGTACCAGATGAGGCAGAACACGAGAAGGCCGATGATGCCGCCGAGTGCGTAGGCAGCGATCAAGAGTATGAGCTGATCCATCCTCGGATGGTACCCAGCGGCGTCCTCCACGTCAGCGGTTCCCCGTAGTGTCGACGTGAGCGGCCGGGCTCCCTGACGGGAGGAGAGGCCGTGTGCCGTGTCTGCGTGCAGTACCCCGAGGACGGGGAAGACGAGGAACGCGCCCGCTGGCACTTCGAGAAGTTCGGCGAGATCCTGCCATCGCGCCGCGTCTACGACGACGGCAAGGACATCACGGACACCCACACGCCAGACCAGTGGCCGTGGCCGTTCATGCCCGACGGGCGACGCTCGAGCCGGTCTCGGAGATAG